GAATAAAAGAAACAGTTGTTGTGCACGCCTAGATATTTGGGATGAATCTCCAATAATTTTAGAAGGCGAGCTAAAGCTGATTGTGCTAGAAGCGCTATATGCTGGTGAATTAGATTTAGAGTGGAGACGCGAGTTCTTTTCAGATGCCATTGAAAAGTTAGAAAAACTAGCAGGTCACCACCCAACTCCTAAGCGTGCTTCTTAAGTGTAATTTCTGAGCGGAAGTTTCTATTTGACTTAATGTTATCAAGATAAAATTGGTCTTTGTCTGTTGATGATATGAATTTATTTATCGTATCCCTATCCATCATTGTATAGCAGATCCTATCACTGTTTTTAAGATCAATTTCAAGAGCATGATCGTTTAAGACAATATAGAAATTAATTAGTTCAGAATTAATATTTACAATTTTACTCACGTGAAATACTCCTCCCGATATGTTTTTAAAGGATCGTGTCGGGTCACGATAGGTAAGTTTATGAAATTAGAAAATATAGTAATTATAGAAAACAGACTTTTCCAAAACTCAACTCAAATTTACTTTGAAAATTTTCCATTTGATGGTGATGAGTTTTATGTGCCAGTTGGTGATTACACTAAGCCAATTGGTTTCCTAAAGTTTAAGCAAATTGCTAAGCCAGGCTGCTTTGAATTATCCGAATTAGTGTCCCTAGATTATCCCAGCCCAAATCCACAATTTTCGTTGTCAGGTGTTTTATACTCTCGCCAGAAAGCGATCGAAGCCCATCAATCAATTTGCGCTTATCAGCAGGCGGTAAGTCGGCTGCCATAATTTTAGATTCAAGAATAGCTTTCAGTTGAACAGCTTCAAACTTAACAGTTACAACTCCAAGAATTGCAGATAAGCCGCCATCATCAGCTAGAAAATCAGCTCCCTTCTCGGTTAGGCGAGGATGATGAAGTGTGAATAAATGGTTTTGATTTCCACCAAAACCCATAGTTAAATCAATACTGTCTGGGTGAAGGAGTCCATGAGACTGTAAGTAAAATAAATTGGCATAAATCTTACTGCATTCATACTCATCTAGATTCTTAATTTCACATGAGAAGTCGTAAGCTAATGGGTATGTTGAAGCCATTTTATTCATGAGTTCAAGTTGTAAATGTCTGTCTAGTAGCACAGTTTATTTCCCTAATGGTGTTTTAAAGTACCGCGTTGGGTCACGGTCTCAATTACACAAAAAGCTGGATCCGTTTAAATTCCTTATTAGCCTCAATATGACTTCTATAAAATTTATCTTTATCTTCTGAATCAATGAACTCTTTGAATGTAGTTGCTTCAAGAAGTCTGTAAATAAACCTTTCACCTGTCCTAAGTACTACTGTTAATAAGAAGTGTTGATAAAGAACGTGGCTGATATTACGGGAATTAATTTCAATTTTTTGCATCCCCTGAATTCCTTTTCATTTGTAAAGCTTTCTATAATCAATGCGAATAAGGATGTTCTTGTCTGTGCTGACTTGGCGGCACGATATCTGTAATAGCGGTAATACTTTCAACCTCGTCCATTTCAAAGAAAAATCGCTCACCACCATTCACAGAAAGCAAACTTAAAACCCCACCATTGATGCCGACAAATTCTTTAATTGTGCATCTTCCATCCTTCAAGCACACCTGAACAAACTCATTTGGCACAAGATCTGCATCAGGGTCGCATACAACATACCAGCCATTACGAATTGCTGGAAACATTGAGTCGCCAGTGCCTTTAATGCCATAGGCTCTTGGTCCTGCTGAGTGAGTTGGAACATACCCATCTCCAGCATTGCCTTCATAACCCATATCTGTGAAATAGCCATCCATGCCCATCTTGGAGTAAGCCTTAACAGGAACATATCTTTTTTGGGTGGGGAATGATTTAACAGGTGTTTCAAGAAATTTAACAGCATCTTCGCTATCGGGAATATTGTATTTTTTCTTAAAAGCTTCGATATCCAGAACTTTCAATTGTGTAACAGTGCTATCCAACTTAGGGCCGCTTTCATCTCCATTAGTTATATATGAAGTCGACACTCCGAAATAAGCGGCCATTTTGCTTAATGGGTCTGCTTTAGGAGCATAAGCATCTTTCTCCCAACCAGTGACATTGGGCGCACTAACTCCGGCGATTTTTGCCAACTCGCCTTGGGTTAATTTCTTTTCTCTTCGTAAGGCGCGAATACGCTGACCCATAGTTTCTAGATTCTTCATATAAGTTATCTTACATCTTGCAAAAATAAGTTATCTTTGTTTTAATACTAAGAAATCTTATTTTTGAGGTTGCACAAATGACCAAACAGGAAGCTTATGAGTTGCTTGGTGTCAATGGTGTTGGCTTAGCAAAGTTATTAGGAATTGAGCCACCTGCTGTTTACCAGTGGCCAAATGAAAAGATTCCTTTAGCTCGCGAATACCAAATCAGAGATTTGGCAAATGGCAAAGAACCAATCAAACGAACTACTTCAAATGCTTAGGACCTAACCATGAGCAAATTATCAGTTGATATATCTGCAAGCGCCAGAAATGGCGTATCCCGCATATTGCATGGTCTTGATATGAGCAATCAAAAAGAGATTGCTGAACAATTAAAAGTTGATCCAAGCACTATTACTCGGCTTAAAACGGATAAGAAAAACAATGGCTTGAATGAAATTGAAATATTTTGCGAGCTATTGAGTTTACTTGGTTTAAAAGTCGTTCCTAAAGATTATCAGAGCATTGATAAAGAACGTGTTGCTGCACTTTTAGTTATGTCTAAAAGCTGGATGAACCGTATAGAAACGGTGGATGACTTATTTCATGACGAAATCAGTGGTCAAAAAGAAAAGCTTGGATATTAAAAAACCACTACCTGCGCAAACAGGAGTGGTTTATAGGCATTCAGTCGAGATGAATCAAATGAATAAAACTAATTTATCAAATCAAACAACCGAACGCAACCAGCCAGAATTTTTAGTAGGCGATGTGGTTGTGCTTACATCGCAAGGCTCCAAAGATTACCTGCTTGAAATCATTGACTACAAGTACACGAATGATTTGTTCCGAGTAAAGGTTATCTCCTCTGGTGCTTGTGGACCAATCCATAAAAGCCAGATTCGCCACGCAACAGTTGCAGAACTTAACGCTAAACGCCGACTAACAAGCGCTGAGCAAGCATTAGCGGAGGTGTCATGAATTCTAAATTCCAAAACCAACCTGATCATAAACAAATGCAGCAAGTTCAATCATTTTATGAGCCTGCTTTGCGAGTACTTGGCCACCTATTTGAGGTGAAAAAGCAAAATTTACGCAACAAAGGGTATGACGAAAATAATGCTGCAATAACGCGTGAAGAATTTTCAGAAACTATGGCACAGCGTTTTCGCATTAATCAGTGGTTAGCAGGGCAGATCGTTAATAGTTTGGCTAATGCTGACTTGGTTCAAAAATTTGGTGGGTATGTAAAGCCTAAGGTCGGTGTACATGAGTAATTTTGTGCCTAATTCCTTTCAAGTGCCTAATGCATTTGTTGACGAGGTTTTAAATAAAATCTCTGATGCTGCATGCAAAATTTATTTAGTTATTTGCCGTAAAACTCGTGGCTGGAATAAGGAGATGGATTCCATCTCTTTAACTCAATTTGAAGAGATTACAGGGAAGAGTAGACCGACAGTTGTTAAATGCCTTAATGAATTAATTAAAGTTGGTTTAGTCGTGGAACAACCAAGCACAATTCATGGAAATACATTCAAATTAGGTAACGATACTAGCGTTGGTTTAGTGCTTAAATTCCCTAGTAAAAATTTTTTACTACCTGAAATTTATGGCCAAACTAGTAAAAATTCTTTACCACTGCTAGTTAAAAATTTTAACTACACTAGTAAAAATTTTTTACCGCTACTAGTAAAAATTTTTAACACACAAAGTATCACTATCAAAAACAACTCTCAAAGTAATAAAAAAATAAATAAAAAAAGAGAGTCAGTTTCTGAAAAACCTAAATCAGAAAAACCAAGTGAATTTAATCCACGTTCAGTTGAACTACCAGCATGTGTAGATCCAGAGCTGTGGAACAATTTTGTTGATATGCGTGTCAGCATCAAAAAACCACTCTCTGAAAACGCAGTAAAGCTAATCCTTAAAAAACTTATCTCTTTTGGACCTATGGCTAACCAATCACTGGAAAACTCAATTATCGGAAATTATCAGGGTGTATTTGAACCTCGCCAAAATCAAATTCAGGAAAACTCACAATCTCATAACGTTCCTGAAGAACCGGGTTATTTCACTCAGATGTACGCTGAGAGCAACCGTTCAAACGTGATTGACGTTACACCAGTGTCACATGATTTTGGAGGCTATTAATCATGAATGAATTAGCACCATTTGAAAGTTTTTTGAAAGAACTGGTTACGGCTTACAGAACTAAATACGCGGTTCAGTTCAATAAGAATTTTCCAGTAGAAGGGAAAAATGCCGTTCCAATGCAAATCGTTGAACAGCAGCTTGCTAAAGCATTGGTTGGGGTTACACCTAACCAACTTCAAAGAGGCTTAGCGCTATTTTACGCAAGTACAAATACCTACATGCCTAACTTCGCTGAATTCCGTGCTATGTGCATGGGTGACGATTGGTGGAGCGCCGAGAAGGCTTGGGTTAAGGCTTGTGAATACACTCAGATCTCTCAACACAAAAAAGTGAAATTGCCAGACGGAAGAGAGCAGAACCAAGAAATTACCACCTTGACCAAATTTGTTTTAGACCAAGTTTATTCACTAATCCAAGACGGTGAAATGTACAAAGCCAAAATGGAATTTATCAAGATTTATGATGAATACAGGGCTGAAGCACAACTGAAAGGAAAAACCCAAGCTTGGTACCAAGAACCAATTTTATTAGCTCAGAAAAATGAGCAAAAAGTGCATAAGCCTGTTTCAAATGATGAAGCACAAAAGCATCTCAAATCTTTGATGGAACGGTTAAAGATTAATGGCCGTAAACCTGCACCAGTAAAAAAGCTTCAAGCTAAGGAAAAAGAGCCTGAACTTGCAAAAGAATTAGGACCAGATCCTTTCGACAATCCGCACGAATACGCTGAGATGTGCCGCCGTGAAGGTATGCCGATTCCAAGAAATATTCTGCAGTTAATTGATGGGGCGAATGTATGAACAATATGACTAAAAACAAGTTATTTGGGTTAGCTGAAGAACGGACTGATGTGTGGGCAACGCCTCAAGATTTTTTTGAAAAATTGGATCGAGTATTTAACTTTGATTTAGATGTTTGTGCTCTACCAGAAAACGCCAAATGTGAGCGCTATTTCACACCTGAAATTGATGGTCTAAAGCAAGAGTGGACCGGGACATGCTGGATGAATCCACCTTACGGCAAAGAAATCATCGATTGGGTTGCTAAGGCAGCGGAAACAGCAAATAAGGGGCATACGGTAGTTGCACTAGTTCCAGTTAGAACGGATGCCCGATGGTTCCAAGATTACTGCTTAGGCAGGGAGATTCATTTTATTCGTGGCCGCTTAAAGTTTGGTGGTTCTAAAACAAATGCACCTTTTGGATGCTGTGTTGTGGTGTTCAGACCAAGCCTCATAGACGTCAATTGGGAGAAATCCGCATGAACAAATTCGAGTTTTTAGCGTGGGGCTTACTCATTTCGTGTGTAACAGCAGTACTTTGCGGTGCGGTGGTTTTGTGGTGGTTGGCGCGTAAAGAGCTTGATGAGAAAGGAGCCAGACATGAAAGCAACTAAATTGATTAGAGATAAAGGACTGCAATACGCGAAAGAAATCGTTGATTCAGCCCCTTCTAATGCAACTGAGTGGAATGAAGGTTTCGAGTTCCAATGTGGTCAAAGTGTAGAGATTAGCAAGGCTGACCGAGAAAAATATTTTGTAGACCTTTCTGAACTCAAGCGTCTGGTGAAGTCAGTTGAAATTATTAATCAGGCTGGTGGTTATGAGGTTGTAAAAACTGCCATTTCTAACTATCGAGCTTCTGGTGACATGGTCACATTCTCAAGTTTAGAAAAGCGTTTGAAAGACCACGAATCAATATACGGAGGCGGGGATGCTTAAAACTGCACTTATTTCGCTACTCATTGTCTATTCAGTAAGCATTACGGTCTTATTCTTCATGATGCGTGAAGAACTTCATAAGCATATTCAAAGCAAGGCTGATGAGAAAACTAAGACCAAATATGACTGGTCGAAAATTCCGGATGATGTGAATTGGGTAGCGACAAATGAAAATGGATTTGCATGGGGGTATGAGGGCAAGCCTTTGAGTGGATGGCTACATACGGGGTTTTGGTATCTCGGCGGCAATAAAGGACTCATATATTGGCCTGATGAAAATCCATATAAGGGCGAATGGCAAGAATCGTTGGAAAAGAGACCAGAAGTAAAAGGAGCCAGCCATGAGTGAGTTTAAAGTCGGGGATAAGGCTCTTTTCCCAGTGAAACTTGGCAACACTACTGAATGGAATGAAGGACGAATTACAGCTTATAGGTCAGATATTAATAAATTTGATCTGTGTGGCACGCGTCATTGGGGTTGGTATTTTTCGCATGAGCTTAGGCCTGTAACTGAAGTCTTAGACAAACCAGAAAACCACATCAGCCTAATGTGTGAGGTGAAAGATGTTTGATAAGAACTTCAAAATTAAAGTGTCAGGCAACTGGTGTGAATATCAACCAAACAAACATATTGATCTGAGAGAAATCATTAGCTTTGAGTGCTGGGCGGATCAGTTAGGAAATCCTTATCGATTCCATTTAAAGAATGGCAGCTACCACTACATTGAGCGTTATGAAGTCGGTAAGCAAATTGAAAATGTTCTCAAAGAACAGCAAGCGAAAGTGGAGGGGCTGCAAAAACAATTAAATGAATACATATTTGTAGCGGAAACGCTTGATGAAATGTATGTGAAAGAGGTTAAGAGCAGTGATGAGCTGCAAAAGCGGTTTGTTGCTTTAGAACTAAAGCTTAGAGAGATTGCCAATATCGCTATGAGAGCAAGACGGGGTGAATACTGGACAGAGTCAGGAAGAAACGCAGGATTAAACATTGCAGCGCAGATAGAGCAAGCGCTCAAGGGGGAAGACAGTGAGTAATGAAGAATTATCCAAAATCGGAATGATGTTTATTCATTGGATTCAGGTTCATAGAGAATCTATCAATCGCTTTGAAGACTTTCGGAATTGTTTTGTAGATGACCCTGATGAGCCTGTGCACAGTAAAAAGGACTACAACAAAGCGTGGGAAATTCAGAAGGAGGCCTCTGTTTTGGGTAGTGAAGCGAAAAGACGCTATGAAACCTTACTTGAAGAAGTTGATCTTTATCTAGCGCGTGAAAGAACAGATGTGCTTAAGGAGAATGAAGCGTGAATTCAAAATTACATATCATGCAAGGTGTAGACTGGTCTAAATATGATTTGCCTGAATGGTTGCGCCAATTTGGTTATTGGCAAGGGGCAGTGATTCGCTTTGGTGGATCTACTGAAAATCCATTAGTAGGAGCGATTAAAAAAGCAAAACTTAGACTTAAGAAAGGGGATAGGGAAAAGATCGTTGCTTATTATCTCTGTGATGAAAATTTTATCGAGAAGCAATCTAAAAAACCTAATGTCTGTCTAATTACAGACGATGAAGCTAGGGCCGTTCAGCGCTTGATCATTGATATTTTAGACGGCTGCACTTCTGAGGCTATGCTTGATTGGATGGACGCAATTATAGAGCGTTATTTCAATCAAAAATCATGGACTCAGTTAGTAACTCCAGAGCGAACGGCCATGGATGCAAAATACGATGTTCGTTGTGGCTTAGCAGCTCTGCACAATCGCTACCAGTTTATTAGATATAAAAATGGCTCTGTATGATCCAACTATTGATATTTATTGGTAATTCAGATAATTGTATGAAGATTAAACAACGGTGAGCAAGAATGATAGAAAATCCGCAACATTTTAATTTAATAACGAATTTTGAAGAAATCACATCTAGACCTAATTTTGTTGAAAAAGTGACGATTGCTAGGGGTGAGGATGTTCAAAACACTATCTCTGATTTAGTTGGTTTTTATGTGCTAAGGGATTTTGTTAGTTGTGGGATTTCTAGTTGTGGAAAGAAACATCAAAAAGGTTATATCGCAGCGCTTCATGATGGCAATGAAATTATCATTGGACATAAGTGCGGGAAAAAACACTTTGGTGTGAGTTTTGATGAAAAAGCTAAACAATTCAAGCATCTTAGAGACAATGCGAATCAATATCTGCAAATTAAGGCAATGTATGAAAAGCTGCCACAGTTAAAGGAAAGTCTAGAAAGAATTTTGAACCAGTCGGGCAAAATGACATTTTTGCAAATAAAGATGGCAGTAAAGAGCTTTAAAGAAGATGCATTTGATTACTGGATGCGAAGGAGAATTGGGCAAGAGGTAACAAGCAACGGATCTATTTTTATTGATGACTTCAAAACAGAAGAAGAAATCAATGCTGAAATCCTAAGTGGTAGAAAAAACATCTCAGACATCAAGCGGGTTTTAGTCGCAAATATTGCTGAATATGATGTTATCGCCAATTGGCATAATGCTGAAAAGTTAAAGGACTACTTTGATCGGCTGTATAGGGAAATCAAAAATCCTAACCAGATGGACGGGGTAGCTATTAAGGCATTAGCAAAAAAGCTTAGACAGCATGACCAGAATTTAAGGGAGTTGGAGGATTTCATTAAAAGGGCCAATCGCTTATTTACCCCTGAAAACCTAGTTCAATTCGCCGTGTTATTTACGAAACCACATGAGCAAAAAATTATTGAGAAATATGCAAATAATTTTGCTTGAACACTTGACCCTGATCAGGGCTAGTGGTATTTTTGTGTTAAAGTTGTGCGAAGTGTAAGTAAGGTGCAACTAAATTAGTAAGTAACCCTTGCATCATAAGCAAGAAGGCGAAACTAGATCAAAGCCTGTCATTAAGTTGATGGGCTTTTTGCGTTTTTGGAATAATAAAAATCTTATCTCGCGAGAGGTGCTTTGTTGGGGCACCTCTCAATTTTGCCGGACGGATTACGGCGCATGAAGCCCCGCTAAATTTCGATTATTGGCGGGGCTTTTGGTTTATAATTCATATC